TATAAATCAAAATCACCTGATTCAATATAAGCAGGGATTGCTACTGTAACAGCTGTTCCATTAGTTTCTAAACTAATATCATTAACACCTGTTTCATGTTCATAATAAGTAGATGCACCATTTAAATTAGTTACTCCATTAATCGTTGGAAATGTAGGTAACATCGTTGAATTATATTTAGTTGCATAAGGTAAATCAAATACATCAGCATCTGCATAAGATGTTCTTGCAAGGGACATGGTTGTCCAAGTATTTTCTAAGTAATTATATACAACTGATCTATTAATTTGAAATGAATTTGAGCTAGGATAGAACCACATAACTTCATTATATAAACTATTGTGAGATCCATAAACAATGTCGCCGGCATCAAAGTTTATTCCTAAATTATCTCCACCTGTTGTAAATACAAAGTCTTCAACTAATGATGGTAATTGTTTAACTGTTCCATCATAGACAAAGAATCCACCTGATTCCCCCATCCAAAATATTGCACCCTGTGCAAACACAATAGAATTTTGACCAATACATCCACAGTTTGTTCCAACCTGTCTAACAGAGAATACAAAAGGTGGGCCTACAAATTGAATAACATAGGCTGCAGTATTAGTAAGTACAAAGATATAATCCTTACCTTGGATAGCTCCTACAATAAAATTACCTGTATCCAGTCTAAATGTACCTGCAGTATTTGTTGCAGTTGGATTCCAAGTATCAAAATCTTCTTGATTTGAAAATCTTATAAACATTGGATCTTGAGTTGATGGGTCTCCAATTGTTGTTTCTGTTCCAAGTGCAAATAGATGTCTATCTCTATCTGACACAATAGTCATAACAGATGCAGTCGGAGCATTTGCAATAACAGTTGCTCTTGTAGTTAAAGCTCCTGCTGCGCTTGGATCCCATTTAAATGTTTTACCATTTCTAACAGTTGCAATTAATATTTGTCCAAAATTATCAAAAGACCAAAGTCCAGGACTTAATGATGTAATAGCACTTGTAGTAGCTTGTCCCCAACCAGGTCCTCCAGAAAAAGATCCCCAGACGCCTGTTCCCCAGCCATATCCTAAAGTTTGAAATGCAGGACCTATTTCAACATAAGGAGTTGTTGTAATAGTAGAACCTCCTCCAGACATTCCGGTGCCTGCTTCTGTTACTGGCATAGTCACTGTAAAGGTACTTGTACTTGGCACACTAATAACTTCAAAAGTATTTGTTGTAAAATTAGGAGATGTAAAAGTTGTAACACCACCTCCTGCTAAAGATGGAGAAGTAAATCTAATGTAATCTCCAACATTTAATCCATGATTATTTTTTGTAACAGTTACTGTTGCAGATCCAGTAGTAGATTCAAGGGTACAAGATGTAAGTGCAGTTCCAAGTGGAGTAATGTCATAAAATTGTCCATCAAAATAAATAAATAAACATTTATTTGTTCCAATAGCAGCATAACGGTTTCCACTAATTGAAACCCATGTTAATATTTCTCTTGCAGCTCCTGCAAGTCTATCTCTTAAAGTTTGTTCCCAACCACCTATTTTCTCAGGATATCCATAACGAAAACGTACAAAATCTCCATCAATCCACTGCCCTTCAGCAGCTGTTGCTGTGTCTTGTTTATTAAATCCTGGTTTTAAAGGTATCTTTTTTAATGGCATAAAGTATTACTATACCACCAAATTCTTTGATTTATACTATTTTCTTAAAGGTGGTATTCCTAATAAAGGTCTTTTATCATATAAATTTGAATCTGCAAACTGTCCATTTACATGGTTATAATGCAAGAAAACTTGCGCACAGATATTACCAGTAAATTCTTCTCTCCAATGTTCTAATTCACAACCTGAATAAACTAACATATCACCTGGTTCTAAATCTACTCTAATGCCTTTTGGTGCATCTGGTTTCATTATATTCTTATATTCATCAATTACATTGTTACTTCCTGTTGGATCTATAAATATAGGCCAACTATCTCCACCTAGATTTAATGTTGTAGATATCTCACACGAGGGTCTATCTTTATGTCTTTTTAATATAGAACCTTTCTCGTACACACGTGCGTACGAGTACGTAGGAATTAAATTTAAATTAGTTTCTTTCTTCATTATTGGCATGACTCTCATCAATAATGTCTCCATAGCAAAGTCTGCATAATGAGAATATACATTTGGAACCTGTTGATCTTTCCAAGTACCAAATAATGAATTTTCAGCAATGATGTTATTATTATACATATAATTAACAGCGTCTCTTTTAAGTAAGAAATAGTTAAATACAAAGTTAGCAAGTTCGTATGGTATTGCTTTTTTAATTACTTGGTATTTATTAGTTTGAAAATTCATGCTTGCATACCTGCTTGTAGAAAATTAAATGATACTGATATTCTTATATCATCAGATTGATTAGGATCAACACAATGGTTTAACCATGATGGAAACATTATAAGTCTCCCAGCAATAGGTTGATAATGCACTTCTCTCCAAAGATAAGATGGAAGTTGACCTTCTTTTCTTCTTGGATGAGTCATAGCTGCAACTGATTTTGGATCTTCACATTTTAAATGACCACAGTTTTCTGGAGCCTTAATATAATAAACACCTGACCATAATGAATTAGGATGCATATGTGGTCTATTATATCCACCTTTATAATTAATGTTTGCCCACATATTACCAAGGAATGGTTCGTTATCTAATAACTCTTCTTTGTAAATATGAAATTGTGCTTTAAATAATAAATCAACTAATTCTCTATATTCAGGAAGTGTATGCATATTTGTTTCACTGTGCCATCCATTCATATTAGTTTTTTGAACACCTTTATCTTTTCTAGACCATTCAATAATGTGATGTTCTAAATGTTTATTTAATTGTGGAGTCCCAACATCTGCAACATAAATTGGAGTTGCAAAAAATAATTCTCTATTCATCATTTAAATGGAGTTCCTCCAAACCACATAACAAGTGATTTTCTAATTCCTTTTGTAATAGGTATAACTCTATGTCTAATAAACGATGCAAAGAAAATAGCTTGACCTTGTTTAGGTCTTGCAATCTTTCCATCTGACATTAATTCAAGTCCACCACCTTCAAACTCTGATTCATGTGATAATAAACAAGTCATAGATATTTTTCTAACTGGAGGTTCATTTACACAATTAACATCTGAATCTATATGCCAATCATAAAATCCACCTGATGGATATTCTGTGTACTGTGCTGGTTCTGTTATTTGCATACCTTCAAAACCAAAATGATTACCATTAGTTTGCTGCATTACTCTCTCAAGAGTTTTATACATTTCAGGCATCTTATTAAATGGTATCCAACTAATGTGAGATGTTCTAACCTTTGTATCTACAACACCGCCTTGTCCTCCACCAACCTGTCCACTTTCTTGTGGTTCAGCTCTACCTGCGTTTATAATTAATTGACATTGTTCTGGTGTAAATAACGGAGTAGTTGTTTCTACAATCAACGACTTCCAACGTGGTTCTGTGATTATCATTGTGCTCCTCTGTTAGCTATTGGATCATAAAGAACATCACAATTAGCTGCTAATGTTCTTCTTGTGTCATTTGTTCCATTAAATGGATAGACGCAATGTCTCATATCATATGGAAAAATATAAAAATCTCGTAGTTCCATTGGTGGTTGATAATCTACTTTTGCAAATTGACCATTACTTGCTCCTAGTATTTGTAGCTTCCCATTTTGTGGAGCTTGTTCTGCTGAATATTCTACACCATAAGTATTTGGTAATTTTAAAATCATAACTGAAGATAGACCTGTGAACAAATTGCCTTGATGCACATGTACAGGATTATATTCATGAGCTTTCATTTCATTAACCCAGATTGAATTAAGATGAGTTTGATATTTTCTAATGTGATTAAATTCTAAATAATGTTGAAACATTTCCATAAACCATTGTTTAACATTCAGTGGTAAATGATCATGTCTTTGCATCTTTGATGTATCTTCTCCATCATAAAATAAAGAATGTTCATTTTTAATTTTACCTACTAATTGTTTATTAGCTGGATACAATTGATTAAATCTTTGCTCATATATTGAATTAATAGTTGAGAATATATCTAAAGGCGTTTCATAACGCATGATACATTGTCCTAAAAATGTGAAATTAAATTTCATAATCCCATTTCTTTTCTAATCTTTGTTGCGGATATTTCTTGTATTTCTTTTGGTAATACAATCTCTTCTATTTTGTAACCAACACCTCTACCATAACAAATGTTTGTAATATTAGGAACTTTTATAACTTCAAATTGACCTTTATAGTCTTGTAATTTTTCCTCAATTCGTTGTTTAATTTCATCAAATACAAATGGATTATCTTTTGTAGTAACTTGATCTCTAACCATAATACAAACTTGGCCAGTCTTCTTTAATATCTCTTTAAATAAAGCTAAATGTCCATCGTGAAATGGCTGCCAACGTCCAAGCATCTGTGCTGTTGGTTTAGAGTAGTCTATCATGTATCTCCTTTATTATGTTATCGTAATTAAAATCTTTTATCTCAAAGTCTACTTTTTTAGGTTTCTCAAATACTTTATTGGTATCTTCAAATCTTCCTTTATCAATTGTATTCATCCAAATTTTCATATCATAG